GGCCAGGGAATTGAACCTCAAGGACCACAGCCCGGTGCACTGACTGACACAGACGCCGAGGAGGCAGCCCGCAAAGCGGAAGCCGAGCGCATGCGCATCGCCATGGAAGCGGCTGCAAAACCAAGCCGCCCAGCACCCCAAGCTGCGCCAGCCCCGGCACCACGCCAAGCGCCGCCCGCCCGTGAACTGCCCGAGCGTTTGAGAGAGCCAATCGGTGCGTCTGACTTTGGTATGGAGGAAGGCGAAACTGATATCACCCGTGGCCCCCAGGGCATGCTGTTCCCCATGACCAAGGCAGAAGAAGCTGCCTACGGCAGAAAGAAACAAGCCGAGCGTGATGCCGAGATCAACGCCGAGGAAGAGCCCACGCCCGTCCCAGAGAAAGACGAACGGCAGGGTGAGTTGGACTTGCGTGAGCGCGAAGAAGCGCCCGCCAAAGAAGAGCCAAAGCGCATCAGGACTGCGCTGTCCATGGTCAAAGACATTGACGGTAAAAACTTGGCTGAAGTTGCTGACTGGGCAGCAGCTAATCTGCCCGATGCAGACCAACGCATCATTGCGCAACGGGTCGCGGATACCTTGCGGGAACTGCAAAAGGTAGGAGTAAGGGTGGGCACCTTCACGGTTCGCCCAGCCACCAACCCAATCTCCGGCACGTTTAGCAGCGGAGCCAGAGGACGAACGACGCTGCGCCAAGACAGAGCAATGACTCTGCCGTCCGAACTCAAAATTGAAGTCAACCACCCAGATACTGACCCCGTAGGAAAATACAACGGCGTCACGCCAGAAGTTATCCTGCATGAGCTTGTGCATGCCGCCACGATGGGTTCGTTGCGCGTTGGCAATAAACGCTCCGCCGCTAACACCGCTTTGGGTAAGCATGTGTCCGATATGTACGACTTGGCCAACGCCATATTCAAGCATGTGGATGACAAGCACGCCCGGGGCGAAACGCTGAACGCAACAGAGAGACTATTGCGCACGCCTTACATGCGCGATGTTGACGAGGTGTTGGCATGGGGCATGACCAACCGGGACATGCAAGACTACATGGAGACCGTGCCATACAAAGGCACCAACATGTGGGACAAGTTTGTTACGCTCATCCGCGACATTTTGGGGTTGGACGCCAAGGCAGACACGGCGCTGTCCGAACTGCTACGCATCGGCGGCGCTCTCACTGGGTTGAAAGGTGCCGAGTTAGGCGAAGCTACCAAAGCATCAGGCAAACAATTCTCCCTGGCTCCCAGCACCGAAGCCTTGGTGGACGCCATGGGCCCGCTGGATGGGCCGGAGCGGTCGGGCCTGACGAACCTCATCAACGGGTTCAAGCAGCAAGGTGTCGAGCCAAACCTGGGTACCAAATTCCGCACACAGACGGCAGACATTGCTGCCACCATCGAGAGCCGCATCTCCCAGCGGTTCAATGGCGCAGTGCGCGACTCGCTTGGCAAACTCAACCCCATGGGGCTGTACCGGCAGGCACAGGACTACACCAAGATGCTGCTGTCCTACTTGCAGCGCGGTGGCTTTGTGAAAGACCCGACCACTGGGTTGTGGGTTGTGAGCGATGTACCCGGGGTACGCCCGCCTGCGGATGTCTACAAGATGATTGGCGACTGGGGCAAGCGCAACGGCTACTCGCAGGAGAAAGCCACGCAATACGCCAGCCGCGTCCTGGAGGCAGTGCGTTTGGACCAACTGCTCAAAGCAGACCCGAGCTTCCCCAGCCACATGGACCCGCAGACCAGGGCCGCGCTTGTGGCCGAGTACAACGCAGACCCTGACTTCAAAGCCATGAACACCCTCATGGACGAAGCGCGTATCGCCATGGTGGACAACTTGGTTGCCGTGGGCAGGCTCTCCCCTGAGAAGGGCAAGGAGTGGAAGGACGTGGTTGGGTATGTGCCGTTCGACCGCATCGACGACTTTGCAGAAAAGTTCAGCAAATCCAAGCGCACCACGGGGCGTTCTCCCCTAATGCTTACCAAAGACCCTGAGCTTCGCGGCTCCTTGTCCCGTCCGGTTGGCAACGTGTTCGACAACTACATGAACACCCTGGGTTGGATGGTCGGCCAAACGATCAACAACGATGCCCGCATCCAGACGTTGCGCACCCTGGAGGGTATGGGGCAAGCCAAGTTCCTGCACCGCAGTCCACAGGGCAAGGCAAACACTGCCAGCGCATACGTCGATGGGGAACTCAACTACTGGGAACTGCCAAGCAAATACGACGTGCTGGCGTTCAAAGACCTCAATGCGCCCAAGGCGGCATGGTTGCAGAACCTGGGGGCCTTCTCCAATGTGCTGCGCACCACCGTGACGGCCATGCCCCCGTTTGCGCTCAAACAGTTAACAGACGATATTCAGCGTGCAATCGTTACCTCCGGGGTCAAGAGTCCAGGGGCGCTGCTGTACATGTCGCTGACCAATTTCCCCAAGTTGGCATTTGCCGCATTACGCGGCATCAAGCACCCGATCGAGAAAGAACTGGGGGCCATGGGTATTGCGGGCGCGTATGACTTTGTGCAAGGCAAACCCGCAGCATCCTTGCTAACTGAGTTGGGCTACAAACCACGCGGGTTTGTCAAAGAACTTTTGTCCAGACTCAACGAGTTCACCCAGGCATCTGACTTGGCAGTGCGCAAGGCCATCTACGACCAGACCCTTAAAGAAGGCGGGGACACGCTGCTGGCGCAAACCCGGGCCCGTGAGTTCATCAACTTCCGCCGCCGTGGGGCCAGCGACTTCATTGGGGCCATGGTCACCACCATCCCGTTCTTTAACGCCTATGTGCAGGGTATGGACGTGCTGTACCGCGCCGCATCGGGGGCAGATTCAAGTTCCTCAGTGGGTCGGGCCGAGGCCCGCAAACTGTTCTGGAACCGGGCGGCAGTGGTCACCGCACTCAGCGCCATGTATGCCTTGGGTAAGGACGAGGAGGATGAAGAATACGCTGAGGCTGACCTGCGTACCCGCGACAGCAACTGGTTTGTCGGAGGCCAGAAGATATCTGTGCCGGGCGAACTGGGCGCAATCTTCAAGGTCATCCCTGAGCGTGTTGTGGAGTACTACAAGCGCCAGGGTACGCCTGAGGAGCAGGAAGCATTTGAAGCAATGCGAACTGGTATGACGTACATTTTTGAGCAGTACGTTGGCCGGGTAACCCCCATACCGCAGGCAGTCAAGCCCTTGCTGGAGGCGTTCACCAACCACTCGTTCCTCACCGGGCGCGAACTGGAAGGTACCTACCAAAAGCAGATGCTGGCAAGCCAACGCCGATCTGCTGGCACAAGCGAGTTGGCCATCCAACTGGCTGAGTTTGCCAAAAACACTGTGGGGGCAGAAGTGTCCCCCATCATGCTGGACAACGCTTTGCGCGGGTACTTTGGCTCCACGGCGGCGCTGGTTACTGCAACCACCGACAGCTTGCTCAACCCGACCCGGGTGGACCGCCCCCTGCACAAGTGGGCCCTGCTCAGCAACTACATGATTGACCCCGTGGGCACCCGGCGCATCACTGAGTTCTACGAGGAGCGTGAGCGCGTTGGGAAGTTGCAGACTACCCTCAACGACTTGGCCAAGACCGACATGGCAGCGGCAGAGAAGTTTGCGGCTGAGCACGAGCAAGCCTTGGCACTCAACCCGTACATCAATGCCACCCTGGAGCAGCTTGAGAAGACGCGGGCCTACCGCAAGTTCCTCAACAGCCCCGATGGGGCCCAGGAGATGTCCAAGGAAGATCGGGCACGGGAGCTTGAGGAAGTCCGCAAGATCGAGGTGGACTTGACCCGCTGGTTGCGCGAGGCCAAGGCTGAGATTCGCAAACAGTATCCTAAGTGATACGCCAGACCCGCACCCCATACCGCCCGTACTCGCACCGGGCGCGTAGTTCCACCTCATAGCCAAGCGAACGCAGGGTAGGGCCCAGGGCAAGCTTTACCTGCCTGGGGGTTGCGGTGGTCGGCAGGAAGAAGGACGCGCCCACGTCCAGCTTGTCCCAGTACACAAAGTACTCGACGCCGTGGACGACTATGACGCGCAGGTCAGGTTGAGGGTTCAACGAATGCGCTTTCATTTATTCCTATGGCCTCGCCGTCAAAACAGTAGCACCGCACGTTAAGCCCGGACAGCCCGCCGATCGCTCCCGCACCGATGCGCTTGGTGGTGGCGACTCCGTTGTACTTGATGATTCCAGCCTTGGCCAGATTGCGCACGGCCTCGCGCACGTCCACTTGACGCTTGGCAAAGAAGGCCCGGAACTCTTGGGCGGTGATGAACAACTCCTTGGTGTCTGGCTCATAGCGCTGGCGCAGTGGGCCCTTGGGGTTGGCGATTGGGGCCGGGGGTACCGCACCCTTCACATGGCTGTTGATAACCAGGGTGTTATTAACATTCTCGTTAATGAACGCAGATAGCGTCTCTTGGGCAACCAGCACAGGGTTGCCAATACTGCCAATCTGGGCCTCTTTGTTTTGGTCCACCACACCCAGGGCGTACTTGTAAATGCGGGGTATATCAATGCTGTGGAGTTTGCACCGCTCGGCAATCACGGCCCCCACAAATGCGCAGGTCAGGATGCAGGAATAGAACCGATCGGTTTGGTTCAGCACCAGCCGGGCGTCAATCTTCTTTTGCATCTCTGCCAGCATGAGCTTGACTTCATCCAGGTTGTCCAAGATGTACCGGATATAGACCGGGCCCGCTACGCCGTAGTGTTCTCCCAGGGTGCCAAAGATCGCGTCAATCTCCGCTTTGGATACATCTTGCAGTGTGGGCACATCAATCTCCAAGACGCGTTTGAGTTCGCCGTCCGATGTGCTTTTTAACTGGCTGAGTTTGTCGATGATGGACGAGTTGGCAGAAGTGATAGTGATCGTCCACCATGTCGTGTTGTTGACCCGCATCTTGTTTGATGACGCCTCCATGCGGTGCCGGGCTCGACCTGTGGTCACTCCGTATGCTGTATCCGACAACTCCTCATCGGTTGTGTTGGTGATCTCGTCCATGGTGAAGGCAATGCTGTTGAGCATGCCGATGCGGTGCATCTTGGAGGCGTATGTGTCGTCCTTTGTCATCAACAACTCGGTGGGGTTCCCGAAGATCGAATTAACCACCAACTGTGCTGTGGTCTTGCCTGAGCCGGACGCATTGGACTTGAGGTGTATCAGGGCCCCCTTGACGGCTGTGCCACCAATGAGTTTGAGCAGGGGGGCACCAAACCCAAAGAACAGAGCCAGCGCGTGAGGCTCAAGCCCGGGTCGGTTGTAGAAGTCCACAATGTTTTTCCACCCCTCCAGGTTGCCGCGAGGCATGAACGCTGGGGCCAGTTGCCGGGTTCCGCTTGAGGGTGGGGCCAGCTTGTTGCCTGAGATTGAATACTCAACTTCCCCAACTACGAACCCTTGCATGTCTGGGGTCCAGCCCATCTGACTGCGGGTCTTGTTTGCTGAGAACTGCGCTTGCAGCTTGCGTATGCTCGTTGAAAAATAAGCCATGATCGGGTCCAGTTGTTTTCCATAAGCCATTACGCCATTCCTAATCACGGTATCTCGCATCTTGTCTTTGGAGAACAAGTCGGCCACCGGGGCGTAGAACCGGCGGACACCATCGCGTTGCATGTGCAGGTCAATGCTGACCATTTCGCCCAGGCCATCCCCAAACTCCTCAGAGTCAAAGAACCGCCCGGTTATATACAGGTCGCGGGCATAGACTTCAATCTCAACCTCCTCACCTGACTCAGTTTTGACGCGCTTAAACACCCCACCTTTGGGCCCCCGAAAGAACGGGTAAGGGTATGGCGGTATCTCCACCGTGATGCGCGGGCCTTCGCCATCGTCCGCATCCCCATAGGATGTTTCCACAACAAACGCTTGGGAGGTAGGGGGTGCATTGGGCACCGTGACCACCACCGATGCAGTCTCGGCGGGCATCTCCACCCGCTTGCCGACCAGTATGGGGCTTGATATCCGCTGAGTACATCCGGCACACCCTGCCGAGTAATTGGCGCGGTACCACTCGCAGGTGTATGGCCCCTTGGTCTCTGCCGCCTTGGCCTCTGTGGAGTGTGCGCTGTACCCTGGGTGGCCTTTGGATAACTTGTGGATAGCCTGTTGACCATCCTCACACCGCACGGCGATCGACAGCGCGGCCCGCCACAGCGGTTCCTCAAGCGTTGCCACCTCAGTGATGGCCTTGGTCATCTGGGCGCATCCATTGCCTGCCAAACTGCGCTGGACAATCCGCACAAAGTCACAGGAGGGGTAGTCGCCCACGGCCAGATTGCGGGTCGCATCGTCCATGCCAAACTGTTTGGCGGCACTCAAATCAACCGGGGCGGGGGGCAGGCATTTCTCAATATCTTCAACAGCAACGGGCAGGCCAGCATTCACGATGCGCACTGGGCGCGGCGTAGCTTCCTTGAAGTTGTTTGTCCCAGGCACCCGCAGGATACGGGCTGCATCGGCAGTCACCGCTGGGTCAGCATGGAGGTTCTGTTCCCGGCACAGGGTCTTGAGGCGCTTGGCCATGCCCAGCCACTTGTCTGCCTCCAAGTCCTCAAGGAGCGGCCAATACACATGGACGCCACCCCCAGACAGGACGATCGTTGGCTCGGGGATGCCAGTCTTTTGTACAAAAAGCCCAAGCGCACTACACGCATGGGTCGGGTCGGTGTACGGCTTGCCGGTGCCGCAATCCAGATCGAGAAAAAAAGCACGTAGGTAGGCTGCGTTCTCTGCCTTGCGCCCCAACGCGGGGTCAGCAAAGCTTGCGAGTGCGAAATAGGCATCAACGCCCAGGGCATCCAGCCCCACCGCAACCGCATAAACGTCCGCAACAGTGTCGTGGAACGACTGCTTTACCAGCTTGCTCTTAATCCCGACCGCACAATAGGTGCCCTGAGTGGGCAACACGGAGTCGAGAAAATTGTTCACATGTCCTCACGGCTCAGCCACGCCGAAGCGCTTTGGCTTCGTAGCGTTTTGAAAGTTTTCTGATTGCCTCAATGTGTCGGGCCCGTGGGGTCGCTTTACCTGTGAACCAGTTATACACAGTTGCGCGGGTGACACCAAGCCGCAAGGCGATGGACACGATCGGCAGTTCCCGGTCGATACAAAGCCTTGCGAATTGGATGACAGGCAGAGATTGATCTGCCTCCTCCACTTTACGGACAAAGAGGGTGGTGTACCCTCTTGTGACTTCAGTCATCCGTACCCCAGTCGGCGAGCACAGCGGCTACGTCTTTGGGGGGAGGCGGAGGTGCATCAGCGGCTTTCTTGCTGGCGCGTTTGACAGGCTCAGTCGTGGCGGCTGGGGCCTCGACAGGCATGGGGGCTTGCTGGAACGCTTCGGGCAGGGCAGGCAAAGTGCCGGTCTCTGCTTTGGATGGCACCATCTTGAACTCAATGGCCATCTTGGCGTCATCGGTCAGGCTTTGGGCCTTGGCGATTTCCCACTCGTCCTGAGACAACGGGCGCACTGCGCGGAACTTCAACACGGGCACAGCCTCTGAGGTATCAAAGCGGGCCTCAGTCACCAAGCCAGTGATTGGGATGCCGTGTCCTGCCAGGAACTTGCCGTAGGCTTGCAGGGGCATCTTCTCGCCGTCCGCCTTACCAAAGTAAGACTTGGCGGGCACCGACAGGCGGTACACATTGCCACTGATATCGTTCTCCACGGTCACAGCCAAACGCTTGCTGAATCGGCATGCGCGGGATTTGCCTTCGCCAGAGCCCTCAATGTTTTGGGGGCAGTTAGCGCACGTAGCGTGCTGGGGCTTGGGTACCTCAGCGTTGGGTACCACGCCTTCCGCTGACCAGCAAGCGGGCTTGGCGTCTTTGCCTTCCTCGTACTTGCCATCGTAGAAGGTGCGGGTGATGCCCTTGCCGCTGGCGACCACCACGAAGTTCATGGCGCGGTCTTCGTTCTTGGCCACTTCCTCGCCGCCCACAACCATACGCCACACGCCTCCTTTGATGGAGATTTGTTTGCCGCCAGAACTACCAGCGATATCGCGGGTGGTTGCATCAGGGGCATTGCGCAAGTAGTCGGGGATGACGGAGCCAGATTTGAAGAGAGAGATGTTGCTCATTTGATTTCCTTTGGTTGATTAACGTGCACGACGGACGGTGACCGAATATTTTGAATCCACATTCATGCCGGTTGGCAGTTTGTCAGGGTTGGCTTGCAAAAATTCTTTGAAGTTACCCTGGTGAATGCGGCGCTCAAGCAACTCGGGCGCACTGTGCTCTTTGATAAGCCGATACACGCTATCCCAATCGGACGGCCAGTACCGGGTTTTGACAGATCGCCGAAACGACCCATACTGTGTGGACCCACCGTCTTGACCGGTGGTCTTGCAAATTTCCAAGAGTTCTGACTCTATGAGTTCAAGCTGCGATTCAAGTGCCGCAACTTCCTCTTCCATTTGTTTTTGTTTAATGTCTCTGGCATCGCGTATCTTTATGTACACCTTTACCAGTTGGTTTGCATCCATGTGATTTCCTTTGATTTGTGTTGAAGGGTGTGGGGGGTTGACTTCACATAAAGCAGTGTGTGTTCAACAACAAGGAGTGCGACACGACGGCGCTAACCCATCGTATCAACCCCCCACGAAACAAATTATACAGTGTCAAATTACGCTGTCAAGCGATTTCTTGTCTGTACAACTCTACAAGGTCCAAGTGCATGTCAATCTTGCTCTGGAGCATGATGTACATCCTGCGCTCAACCGGACTCCCTTGCAGGTGAGTGACGGTTACCTTGTTGGTTTGGCCCGCCCGGTGTGCCCGGGAGTTGGCTTGCATATAGATTTCTGTTGATGCTACAGGACCCCACCAGACAACTTGGTCTGCGCGGGTTAGGGTTATCCCGTGAGCAGTCGCTTGGGGTATCAAGAGTAGCACCGTGGGGTCATCTTCGGTCTGAAACCTTTTGATTATTTCCCCGCGCTTGGATGCCGGTATGTCGCCGTGTATGGCGTCCACCGTGATGTTGCGTTGCACCAATTGCTCATGGAGAAAGTTGAGCGAGTGCCGGAATGGCACAAAGATAATCACCTTGTTGGAGGTCTCCTCGATCACGTCCAGCAGGGCATTGAGCCTGTTGCTCACATCGAACTCAACCACGTCCCTATTGTCCGTATAGGCCGCGCCTTGGGATATCTGCAACAGCTTGTTGAGCAGGGACGCCGCGTTGGGTGCGGTGATCTCCTCGCCTGCGGCAACCATCATCATCTGCTTGCGGATGGCATCGTAGTACTTCTGCTGTTGCGCGGTGAGCGGTATCTCTCTGGTGGTGAACAGCATGTCCGGCAAGTCCAGGCATTCTTCTTTGGTGAAGCGTATGGCTGGCTGCAATACCTTGTGCACTGTGTCTCTGGCATCGTGCTTGGGGGCCCACTTGTACTGCGTGATCTTGTTCATCACCTTGTCGCGGAATGACCCAAAGAACAGCGGCACTGAACTGGGGTTGACCAGCTTGGCCAAACCATACGCATCCACTGGTGACTGCGCCGCAGGGGTACCCGTCATAAGCCACAGCCGCGTGTTGGCCTTGACAAGGCTGGCAAGCATCTTCCAGCGGTCGGTCTGCACACTCTTGATGGCGTTGGCCTCGTCCACAATAATCAGGTCGAACCCGCCGTTCCTAAGTTCTTCTGCAACAACCTTCACGCCGTCAAAGTTGATGATTACAAACTCGTAATCTCCGTTCACAATCGCTTGCCGTTGCTTCTTGGTGCCTTGGGCGATCGCCACTGTGCGGTGCATCACCGTGCGGAATAAATCAGACCGCCACGCAGTCTCCATGATCGACACCGGGCACACCACCAGCACTCGGTTGACCCGGCCCTGGCTTATCAGATAGTCTGCCGCCCACGCCGCCGCACTGGTCTTGCCTGTGCCTGCCTCGTTGAACACAAAGCACCTCGGATGCAGGGTAAGGAAATCAGCGGTCGTTCGTTGGTGCTCGAACGGCACATACACCCCAGGCCACTTGTACCGCCCGAGGATGGGGCTTGGTGCGTCCTTGATGCCTAGGTTGCGTAGCAACTGCACCTCGTCAAAGTCCCAGTTGACGAGTACCTGGGATTCCCCATCTTGCTCGGACATGACCTTGCTCTTGGGGATGAGTGCCGTTATCTGTTCGGCGTTGCGCGTGTTAAACAGTAGCGCCCTGTCTTGGATGATTTGCATAGCGTTGATTTGTGTGACAAAAAGAGCCGGGTAGAGTGAACTACCCGGCAAACTAGAGGAGAACGATAGCCCAACGATTGCTCGTCAGGCCCCGAAATGGTAGCTTACTTCTTCCTTTCGCGTTTAGAAGTTTCGGACTTCAAACCATTGGTTTTGGTCCTGGCAAAACTACGATTCGCCGTGTTGGGTGTGGCCTTTAAATTACTCAATGCCACCGGGTTGCCGCCCTTGGACAGAGCGCGTTTGTGGTCTACGTCCACGGTGCCCGGCAGGTCGCCATGGGCCTTCTCGTAGGCCCGGCGGGCCTTGTTGCGGTTGCTTCGATTCTTGATCTGTTCGGGGGTACCCTGGTACTTTTTGTACTCCGCCGCGTAGTCTCTAGCCATATGGCCTCCTAGTTATAAGCACAAGTCTTTACAGGGCAGAACTTGCATAAGCCGCTGGTGCTGGGATTCCACACCCCATTCTCCAGTGCCTGCTCAATACGTCCGGCCCGGCCTGCCCACTTCGACCAGATTTCGGACAGCGCATCGCGCTTGAACTCAGACTTGATTACATCGTTTGCCACGACAAAAAGCAAGGCCCCCTTGACGGTGTTGACCTCGGGATGGTGCGCCATAATCATTGCGGACATGAGTTCTAACTGCCCTGAGTCGGCATACCGGCTTGACTTCCCGGTCTTGTAGTCGGCCACTCGCGCAACGCCTCGCTCTCGGTTGATGGCAAGGTAGTCGGGGATGCCCCGGAACCATACATCTTTGTCAAAAAAGCCACACGGGCTAAAGTCAACTCGGATACCCAGTTTTTCTTCGCATCGAATGTCCCCTTCGAGGTTAGCAAGGGGCTCGATGAAGTGCTTGAACTGTTCAAACTGTGGGGGTAGTGGGGTCTTGTCTTTGATGTAGTCTTCAAATGCTTTGTGCACCGCTGTGCCATATAACGTGGCATCGGTGTTCTCCTGTTTAAAATTTTTGAGTATGCGGACTTCATGGTATTTTCGTGCGCAGTTTTCAAAGTCTTTGATTGCTGAATAGGAGTGTGCAAGCGCCATGGGAGTTAGCCGATTTTTTTGTTTGTGACCCCATAGTGTACGTCGTATCTACACAATCTGTCCTCAACTTGCATGACCAGCAGCCACCCAAGAGTGGGGGGAGACATGTTGTACGCCTCGGCTAATTGTGTAAGCCCGGCCCCGCATCTCCACATGGCATACAGCGCATCAAACGTCTCTTTGTCTATGGGCACATATATGGAGTCTTGCTCAAAAATCTCCGGCACCGCATACACAAGCCCGGTGTCAGAATCCTCAATAAAACGGCGACCAGAAGAACCATAAATGTACCGATGCTCAGCAGTCTCCATAGCTTGCTCCCATGCCAGACTCGCATGCCAACGGTAAACCCTGCGCCCAGGTCGGACGCCAGGACATGCACTCCTCGACAAACCTTCGGGCTTCCCGGGCTTCCTCAATGGGTGCGATACAGGCGATCGCGTCATGCACCGTCAACACCGCCTTGTACCGACTGCTGATCTTCAACATCTGTTCCCCCACAATGCACCGGGCCACAGCTTGGCAAAAGTTCTCCACGATCAACCCGCCATACACCTTGGTCGTCAGCCCTTTGGACTGGTATGTCCACTGCGGCCTGCTCTCAACCCAGGTCCGCTCCAGCCCAGGGTACTGGATGTGCAACCCGCTGGGTAGGGTAATCCCTTGGGGTGTGGCATGGACGATGCCGGGCACATCAATCTGAACCGTGGCTCCGGTGGAGAGCGCCACCAAGGCATCATCTGCCCGCCGCCACAACTCGGGGATGCGGTAGTACGTGCTTCGGTATGTGTTGATGATGCGCTGGGCCTCGTCCACAGACACATCCACCCCTGCCACGGTCTTGAGAAACATCTTTAGCTTAGCGTGACCTACCCCATACCCGGCACCCAGGATGACGGTCTTGCCCACCTGCCGTTGGCTCTTTGCCCCGGTGGTGACCTGATCTACAGGGATGCCATAAATCTTCGCCGCCATGATGGAGTACACATCCTCTTTGTTGTCGAACGCCGTCACCAAGTCATCTTGCCCAGCCAGCCACGCCAGCGTCCGCGCTTCGATCTGTGAGGAGTCGCAGTCAATCACAACGTACCCCTTGGGGGCCAGGATGGCGCGTTTGATCTCGTTGGCGTCCACGCCACGGCTTGGCAGGTTCTGGAGGTTGATCTTGTCTTGGCCAGACCAGCGCCCTGAGTGCGCTCCGTAGTACCGCAGGGGTACCGGGAACGACCCACGATTTGCCATAGATATGAACCGCTCAGTGCGCGTCTCCTCCAGGGTGGTCTTGTTGCCCACTCGCGCCGCCACCAATGCCTGCACCCGCATGTCGGGGTGCTCCTCCAGGTCTTTCATGGCCTCGTCCGTCTTGGCAAACGCGTAGGCCATCCGGCCTGTGGTCGGGCTTACCTTGAGCGGCGGCTCCACGTCCAGCAACCGCAGCGCCTCGGCAAACTTCTCGTTGGACATGAGCAGCTTCTTGATGCCTGCGGTGCCCTCAGAGAAAATCATATGCACAAAGTCAGGCTGCATGTCTTTCAGCATCTGGTCGCGCACGGTGTCCAGCAGGGCTTGCTTGCGCTCTTTCACATCCTCCAGGTGCTTGACCAACCGCGCCTTGTCCAACTCCAGCACAGGCTCAATGAACATGCGCAGGGTCAGGTCGATCAGCTTGATCTCCAGCTTGGGGAACTTCGGCGCGTACAGACTGAACAACTGGTATGCAAGGTTGGTGTCGTGGGCGCAGTACACCCCATAACTAACCAACTCCTCAGGGGTAAAGTCTTTGTACCGCTTGCCCTTGGCGCGGTGCACCTCGTCCCCCTTAGCCTCAAGGCCAGCGCGTTGGGCTTGCGCTGCCAAAGAGTGTGACTTCTCATGCGGGTACAGCGCCCGCGACATGCTCAGAGTGTCCAGCCACATCTTGGGCTTTACCCCATAGCGCCAGTGCGCGATAGCGCCGTCAAACGCCATGTTCTGAGCCAGCGCCGCCGCGTTGCTCCAGTCGATCTGAGCCAACGCTTCCTCTATCTGAGGTTGTATATACCACTTGGTCGGCATGTCGTTTTGCTTGATGCTCAAACCGATCGCCTCAAACTCGGGGGAGCGTATGTACTCCTCAGTGGTCAGCTTGGACAGGCTGAACTCCTGGGAGTAGTAGGACTCAAAGTCCAACGTAATGAGGTTCATTGATTGGGGGATTTCTTTAGTTGTTTGCGTTCGCGGTCGCGCTCTCGCCGTTGAATGATCTTGCGCTCGGCCTCACTCACCTTGCGCTTCTCTTGCAAAAAGGTGGTAATTGGATTGGGCGTGTTTGATGTCATCGAGGGATTCCTCCAGGTAGGCAAGATTGTCTTCGTTGATGACCAGTGCCAGCCCACCGGTTTTGGCAATGTCGCGCAGGTTTTTGATCTGTAGGGCAGTGGGTACCCCGCGCCCAGCCTTGCACTCAATGGCGATGAAGAACCCATTGAAGCATGCCAGTATGTCTGGGGTTCCGTTGTTGGCATACTGCCCACCGATGTAGTTCACCGCGTAGGCACCATATGACTTGAGTGTGGCGTGCACTTTCTTTTTGACTTTGGACTCAGGTGTTGCGGCCATGTGTATCCTCTGATTGGCGTTTTATGAGCACCCGGTACGCATCAATGGCAACCCGCAGGTCGCTTTGAAGCTGGGCAATTTGTTCGTCTTGGGCATCCATTTTGGTCTGCGCTTCTTGCGCAAACCTTACAAGATTGGTGGAGTGCCATGAGGCAAAGTCAACGCTGGGCATCTGCAAGTCGCTTCCGCTTTTTAAAGAAATAAAGAATGGCTTCGTAGCTTACCCCAAACCGCTTTGCAATTTCTTTTTTGGTCATGCCTTGCTCATGTAGCAAGACCGCCCGGCGCTCGTCAATCAATGTGGGCTTGCGCCCACTGCCCGGCCTTGCTCCACCTTTCACATCACACCCCTCATCTCCCAGCCTGCCAGGAAATAGTTCCATCTGCCTTGCATAGCAGGGTTGGTGTACTTGTCTCCAGTCATTGCTAGATCGGCATCTGTGTAGCCTTTTGATGACATCAGTGCGTGGAATACTTTTCGTGCTTTCATTGGTTCTCCTTTTGTTATTGCGGTTTTTTATCTTCATCAAACGACATATCTGGTGGGTGCGGTATGTCATCGTGAACAATTACCCCAAACTCATCTGCAAGAAGTAGTTTTTTGCAAATTAAACAGTAATATCCTTTATCCATTTTTATCCTTTTTAATTGGTTCACTCACAATGCGTCCACAAATCTTGCAGTCTCTGTGGAAGTAGCCGTTGTAAATCCAACCACTACGCGCCCCAAGGTGGCCTGTTTTTTCGCAAAGCCACCAACCAAATCTGTGTAGCCAAGGTTGGCTCATGTTGTTTCCCTCAATTGATAATCTTTAAAAACAGATCCTTTGCTTGCGTCACCTTTCCAGCACTCTTTGACCCATCCTTTTGCGCCCGATTTATAGGTGCGCCAATGCCCTCTGACTTGATGCCTTCTTGGACTTGCGTGTGTGCCACCTTGGGGGTCGTTCTTAACCTTTGGCGGCTCAATCTCAATCGTGTGCCAATCAAA